CAGTATTCTTGAATTCGTGAAAAGTCAGCACCATCAAAACAGGCTTGCACCTCGATGGGGTCAATGTCAATTTGAAATGCCTTGTCACAACCAACCAAAGCCACCACAACAAACAGCATCATCAAAAAACGTTTCATTATCATTTCCCCTTTGTCCAATAAAAAACCGCGTGGCCTGAGTATAGCGCACGCGGTTTGTATTTTACATTGTCCAGCTTTTTACTCGGTTTCGACTTTTGCCTCGGTCTTGCTTTCAGCTTTGGCCGCTTTCGCGTCAGCCTCAGTGATTGCAATGCCACGCCGAATCCACCGCTCTGCTGATGCCGGGCTCATTTTGTAAACCTTGCCCACTTTAAAATCGCCACCCTGTCGGGCAGTTGGTTCGCTGGTAAAAACAATTTTGACTTCATCCGTCATGATTATCCCCTTTAATTAAAAAAAAGGGGCGGAATGACCCGCCCCAAACACCCCCCAGGATTAGCCGTTAAACGATCTCTGCAACGCTGGCCAAATCGTTGTCACTGGCAGGATTGACAGCAGCATTAAAGCCAAGAATGGTGCCATCAAGATCACTAGCAGCGGCCGCCACGGTCACAGACAACTTCACATAACGGTAATCATTGGCAACGTCCAAATCTTCGGCACGACAATTGATAATCGCTTGCTTGTCACTGTCAGTGCCGGCCTCAGTCAGTTGGGTGATGGCCTTGCCGGTAATGTCCTTGTATGTGCCGCCACTGGTCGTGGCCTGTACCAGTTTAGCATCAACAGTTGATGTTGACGCCATTGTTCCAACCTTAACCAACGCCATGATTGATTCAAAGTCAGCCATATCAACAGCATCGGATAAATATGTTGCGGCTGTGTAGGCGTCCGGGTCAATGGTCGCAACGACTGCTGCCTTTTCACTTGGTAAACGATTCATGATTTTATCTCCAAATTTTTCGTTAAAAGAATGCCCCGTTGCCGGGGCGTTCCAATTAATCGCGTGCGGCCAATGTCACGAACGGTGACAAGGTAACAGTGCTGTTTGCTGGTGTGATAACCGAATCAAACCAAGGCTTGCCAGCCATGCGGAAACGGAACTTGAAACAAGCCATGTCATAATCAAACCAAAGGTGCATTGAAACCTCTGAACTGATGCCAGTAGCCTTCACCGCTGCCATGTACTTGCTGAGATCAACCAGCGCAATATCACCCAAGTCGCCAAGAGTCTGCATGTTTTGAATCGGAATGACCGGACGACCTTTCAATGTGCTGTAAGGTGAAGAACTCATACCACCAGGCGGCATGTAGGCAGGATACCCGCCCACATTCTCGGTGCCGGCCACGTTCTTGACCTTGTAGGACATATTGTCGAACTCTTGTTCAACGTCCTGATTGATCAACCACACAGCGTTACCGCGGTTTGGCGCATACATGCGATTCCACATTTTGCTGACATTCTCAGCAACGATGGTATCAGCAACCTGGCTGGTTTCTTTCGCAACAGTGATCAGCGCCCCGCTGTTCATGAAGCCCAAAGGCATACCGGCACCGGTACCATTCACAATGGCGTCATTGATCTTGTAACCCATGACCTCGGGTGCCTTGCTGTTCAGGTAGGAACCAATCAGCGCGGAATCTTCTAGCATTTCCTCGGTGACGGGTACCAATGCGGTTAGCTTGGCCAGACGGCTTTGGGTTTCCTTAAACACGGGCTTGCTTTGGGTCAGTTGGCTTGCTTCACCTTCCCAATTTGCGGTGATTCCATCAGTGCCCCATGGCTCGGCTGTATCTTGTGGCACCACAATTGAATTGCTGTTTGTGGTGAATTCATCACAACGAGATAGCAATGAATCCTCACCCATGACCTTTTTCATGATCGTGTCACGATATTCAGTTGGCACAAGAAAACCACCGTCAGCACCTACACTTTCCTGGCTAAACGTGGTCGGCGCATTCACCAATAAGCGCGGATCATAGTTGGCCGGGCTGGTTGACTTGTTACTTGCCGCCATAACCGAACGCGCAAACTCACCAAAATGGCGGAAACCGTTTGAACCGCGATTTTCAACAATCGTAATGCGCGGATCATTATTTTTTGGTGTCTGCTGTGGGTGCTGTGTTTGCACGCCAGTGTTTTGCGCGTCAATCTGATTCGGCGCTGGGCGCTGGGAAGGATTGGCAGACTTGGCCATAAATTCGGCGTTGCTCTGCATTTCTTCCAATCGCACAACTTCGGATTTCAGATTTGAAAATGTAGTCATTAACGTTTCATGAGTCGTTTTTTCTTCCGGCGATAAGTCACGATTATCGGCCAGTGCGGTATTAGTGATGATTTCCGCCTGTTCCATCGCGTCACGCAATTGACCGTTCAAAACCTCGATGCGCTCGGCATAATTGCCACCATCATTCACCATCAATGCCGCTGCCAGGCGCTGCTCTTTTGTCATCTTGATCAGGCCCGGATCGCTCACAATAAAGGCCGCAAGCATTGCGAAAAACTGTTTGATCATTTTCATTTGCTCAATCTCCAAAAGTTAATATTTCAATTTTGCTGCTGCCAGTCTTGCGGCCTGCAATAGTGGCGTTACGTTGCTACTGTTGTCATCACTGTCATCATCGCCGGGCTCACCGTCGTTGTTTGTCAGCAATGTTTCTGGTGCGTGCGCGTAAGCATATCGGCCTGATAGTTTCACGCTCGCGGCCATTTGTAGAGTCTCGCTGATTTCATCAACGAAACCGAATTCCTTTGCTTTATCTGCTGTTAACCATGTTTCGGCATTCAGCATATCCATGATGGTTTTATCATCCATACCTGTTTTAGCGGTATAGGCATTGACCATTGCCGTTTGTTCAATGCTTTCCGTCAGGTCAGCCATCTTGCGCAATTCATCAGCGGTTCCCCAGGCGCCAGTAGATGCCCGATGAATCATGTATTGCGCATTCTCTGCCATATAGATTTTATCGGTGGCCAGCACTAACCAGCTTGCAGAGCTCGCGGCCAAGCCATCAATATGCGCGTGCCAGGTGGCAGGGTGTCGGCGAATGGCGTTATACATGTCAATCGCTTCAATGACGCTGCCGCCCTCGCTGCTGACGCGCAAATCAACATGATTCACCTTGCCAAGATTGTTGATTTCTTGAATGAACTCGAATGATGACAAACCGAAAAAGCCGCCAATCTCTGCATAGATCAGGATTTCAGCTTTGCCGTTGCCCTTGTTCGATACTTTGAAAATCTTGTCTTTTTTCATTCGGTCGCCGCCTCTGTTGTGGCAATGGTAGCGCAAAATGCCATGAAATCACCAGCCAGGCCATCACGGTCACCGTTTTGTAATTGGTCAACTATCAAATCTACGCCCAATCGAACATGCGCCCGGTCGCAATCAACCATTGCCAAAACAATGTGTTTAATCGTGTTTTCGATATATGCCCGGCGTGATTCAAGTACGATCGGCAACGCTTCGGCCTTGTTCTTGGCATCGCCTTTTTTAACTGCTGATCCAACCCGTTCATCGACGTTATTGATAATGCGGCCAATGGCGTCATTGATTAGCGGGCGGAACCGTTCCAAATTTTCAACGGCCCCGCCCTCCACGTTGTAGGCTTCCTCGCCGCTGTCGGCGTCATCGTCGGTGGTGGTGGGTATTCTTGGTGCTGGTGGTTCTGGTGGATCAATGATGTTGTCAATGGTGGCCATATTTGATTGCATGAAATATTTGTCACCTTTGGGCCCAATGCCGTTTTCATCTTCTAATGCTTTTATTTCATTGATATTTAATGAGCCCATCTGAAACCGGGTGTTGTAATAGTTTGCCCTGGCTTCGGCATTGCCACGCATCAGGGCGTTGACGTTAAACTTCACAAACTGAACGCGGTTATTTTTGCCAATCAGCTTCCAGTTGATTGTTTGTTCAATGTTGATGATCCATGGCATAAGTGTATCTTGAACAAAATCAATATTCTGTTCTTCGATATTGCTGAATGTGGCCCGCTCCAAGTCTTTCAGCTTGTGCGGTGGCATGTTGAACCATCTGGCAACATCGGTAACGCTGAATTTGCGCGATTCGATAAACTGCGCATCCTTTTGTGGAATGCCCATTGACGTGACTTTCATCCCGGCGTCAACAATGGCGGTGCGGTGGTGATGCTTGACGCCTTTGTGTTTTTCATCGAATGAAGTCAGCAACAAATCCTTGCCAGCTTCGTCAAGCTCGATTTCAGGCGGAACTTCAATCACGGTGCCAAGTTGAGCGCCATTCTCGTAAAAGCTCGCGCCAAACTGCTCTGCGGCCATGCCCAGGCCAAATGACCGTGCGGCAAGTTCAACGATTGAATAGCCGGTCATTCCATCAAAGCCCATCCCGGGCAAGTGCAAAATCTGGTCGTCGGTGTAATAGCTCGGGTCATCCGTGCCATTGGTCACCACATAAACAACCCGGCCAGTGTTCTTGTCCCGGGTCTTGGTTACCCTGTCAGGCGTAATCAGCCACAATTCACTTGGCCGGTTTGCCTTGTCCCGCTCAATGTAGGCATAGCCATTGCCGCGTAATGCCGCATGACTGATCAAAGTCCGGAAAAAATTAAACCCGGTCATTTCCGGGTTTGGGTATTTCAGCAAGTTTGCCAGCGGGTGATTTCGGGCAATTTGCCGGTCATCGCTGCCAGGCTTGCGCGTGTAAACGTTGGTCGGCAACGATGCCAGGCTTTCAGAAATGATCTTGATAGCTAGATAAACGGCCGAATAAGTCAGGGCGGTGTCATCATTGACCAGCACACCAGCAACCCGTTTCGGGAATAAAATACCGCCTCGCTGACTTGTTGGTTGCTCTGATTTCGGACGATTCAACAGTTTTTTCAGTATCACGTTTCGCGGCACCCGTAGATTGAAACTGACAAGAGTATAAACCCAACAACCAGCGAAGCCCAACCCGGGCCAAATTCATGATAGGCGCCAAACCCGATCCCCGCCAGCCCGATCAAAAATAAAGCATCCTGCAACCAATCAATTTTCATTCTGTTTTTTCTCCCTTGCCATTTTGGTGTAGATTGATTCCCGCGTGTTGTCACGATACCAAATGACGCGATTCACGCACATTATCAACGAAACCACGCCATCAATCTTGTTTTCTTCGCGTTCTTTGTTCGGAAAGATGTTTTGTTTCATATCCATGCGAGCGGTCACGTTGCCCATCATCCACATGAGTACCGGGTCAAAACTGAACCGAATGTCTTTGCGCAAAATCATGGCCTCAGTTTCTTTCATCGGTTCGCTGAAATTCTTAACCGTTTGGCCTACCTCGATCATCGGCAAGCCCAGCTCGATCATTCGCGTGCTGAATTGCGTTGCCTGGAACGGATCAAATGGGATTTCCTTGACGGTGAACATCTTGACCGCATCTTTCAAATCATTCTCAATATATGCGAAATCAGTGACATTGCCCGGCGTGGTGGTCAGCCAGCCGTTTGCGTGCCATTCCTTGTATTTGAGATTTTCACCATCCGTCACCTTTTCTTCGGGCAAGTAATGTTTGCAGAAATAGTGGCAAAGTGGATCCGCTTCGGACGGCATTATCAGCACACCCATGTCGGCAATATCGGTTTTTGATGCCAGATCAAGCCCGATAATCGCCTCACGGCCTTTGAATTGCTCAAGCTCGGCATCCTTTCGCCGGCAGGCTTGATAGGCCAACATGTTCATCCATGCGGCTTTAGCGCCCACCCACATGTTCGCGTGTTTGGTTTTGAATGAAACCTGTTTTGACGGTGACCGCCTGGCCGCTTTCAATTCCCCTTCCAGGTATCTAGGGAAAACGCTTATTCCATAATTCGGGTTCGCTTTCTTCAATGCTTCGAGAGAATCCCAATTGTCATCCTCGTCAATGCCGTAAATGATCCCGAAAATATTGTCATCCTCAACGGCACCGGTCAGGATGCTTTGCACTTCCAGTTGTTTGTCGTAACAAGGCCCGGCCATGTTGTATCCGGCCGTGGTGATGATTAGCGTCATCGGATTTTCACGCGCCGCCATGCCGGTCTTGAATGTGTCGTACTGATCGGATGTGTCGTGCTCATGGAATTCGTCAACAATGGCGCATGACGGGCTGGCACCATCACCAGGCTTGCCGATGACCGGTTGAAATAGGGAATTGTCTGATAGTTTGCTAAGTGACGTTTTATTGACAGTGACGCCAAAGTGCTTGGAAATCTTTTCCTTGTATTTGAGCATCAGCCGCGCCGGGCTGAATACTTCCATGGCCTGTGACTTGGTTGACGCGCCGCAATACACTTCAGCACCAAATTCATTATCAATGACAAGATGCCCCAGGCCCAGCCCGGCAATCAGGAAGGTTTTTCCATTCTTCCGGCCAACGCAAATGTAGGCCTCATTGAATCGCCGCAACCCGGTGTCGACATAGTGCCAACCGTAAATATTGACTACGCAAAACACCTGCCAATCAGATAAAACCAATAGCTGACCAGTGCGGGCCCATTTGCCTTTGACATGCGGCAACTTTTCGAGAAATGAACACCACTTAGAACCAGGGGAACGCTTCCCGGGTGTTGGGTACAGGGTAATGTCAGTGCGCTTTAGATCATTAAGGAATCGCTGACACGCCAGCTTGACAAAGGTATTGGCGGGAATCTCGCCGGTGGTTATGTCGAGAGCATAAGTTTTGGCGCGGTCAACGAATGGGTCAGCCGTCATAACAACCGCAAGCAATTTCGATATGATTTGAATAATCACCTTCAAACATATCATCAGTTGAAAGCAATGATTCCCATGACCATTGACGGGCAAGCCCTTTGATATTTGTCAGGTCTGCATTCCTTTCCATTTCGATTGCGCGTTGTGCTAATTCAGGAAATTGAACTTTAAGCTGTCTAATTTCATGTTCTCGCATTGATGGACAAAAAAAACATGATGATTTTCCAGGCATTGGCAAACCTTCGCTTTTTATTACATCTATACATTCATCCAAACCCCAACCCCAATCCACTAGCGGATACCAAACATCATATTTATCATCTGAATAATCTTTCTTTGTTCTGTGATGTTCGTCTGCATCATATCCTATTAATTTTGTTATTTTTCCACCTTGCAACCAAATATCTTTTGCTGGCTGCCAATTATTCAGAAATTTATTCTGTGGCCTTATCTTCCAACGATCCGAACAACTTTTGTATCCATAAGCAATGCTAGGTAATGCTTTTCTGGTCAAACAATCGGTTTCAAGTGTTATATCTTGTTTGACAATTGTAATTTTTGGCATTCCATTTTCAGCAAGCCACTTTGACAAAATGTCGATGTATGAATAAGTGTCTGGACGTTCTCCACCTGTATCTGCGAATAAAATTAGATCAATAGGTTCAGACATTTCAGCCAAACCAATCAACATAGCTATTGAATTGCGCCCCATCCCACAACTAACAATATTCATAATTTCTTCCCTCAATCATCGTCGAATTCGTCAAACTCGCCTTCACCTGGCGCCCTCGGTGGTACCACAACCGTCAAGCCAGCACGGGCGGCGGGTGATAATCCCAATGGGCCAATCAATTTGATAGTCTTGTTGAATGCGTCATTGCAAACTTTTACCCATGGATTGATCCGGGGGAATGACTCAATTGTTGCCGCAGTCTTGCCCTCAAACTTCACCAGCGTGCCATCAGCGGTGCGACCAACAACCGGGCCAAACTTATTAACCATTTTTTGTGCGTGCTGCCAATCACCAAAGGCTTCACAATATTTAATCAGCGTATTTTTATCGGCTACGGTGTAAAGGCCACACCGATGCAAGTGCTCAACAATTTCAATCCACACTTTTTTCGCCCTGGCTGATAATCCCGCCGGTGGCGCCAATTCATCGACCTTGAATTGCTCTGGGCTCACCTCGTTATCGCTAAAGGTTTTTTTGCTCGGGTTGCCGTTTGCCTTATGCACTTCTGTTGGTAACTTGTTCCGGCCCATGTTTGCCTCTGCTTACTGTGAACGTTGTTTGATTATAGATCAGCGCCAAAATCTTGACAAAATGCGTTTGAATTTCCCGGTCGTAAAAATCTGAC